ATAAAGTACAGCCAACAGGCAGGAGAGTGTGAACATGAGAACGAATGAAGAAAGATTATACAAATTAGCACATGAGTGCTTATTAGAAAAATGGTGCAAAGCATATAAGAATGCTCGTGACTATCCTATTTGTGAATTCTTTAACCAAAAAGAGAAGGAACTCTGGAATGAGTTATGTAATTTTGAAAATGAAATGAAATTAAAAGGTATTAAATTTTAGGAGGAGCAGTAAATGAAATCAAAATACGAAAAAATTAAGTACACCAATACCGGGGTAAAAGCCCCGGTAGTAACTCTCATGAAATCCAATCCAGATCTTGGCAGGTCAGACATGATAGAATTAAACTATCCAGAAATGAGAATCACTATAAGGAGACTTGCACGAAAAACTATGTACAATCGTGCAAAGTCTCAAATAAATGTTAATGCAGATCATTTTATTGCTTCATTTTTTGTTTATGATACTATAAATGATGCAAGAGTTGTCTGTGAAAACCTTTACTTAATTATAAAAAAACCGGAATTAGATTTTCGTATCAATACTAGGGATTATGATAGCATTTATGAGTATATGAAAGGACTGATTTACAATGCCAAAGAATCCTAAAATCCCGACCACGTCAAAGGGCTTGAACGTCAATCCAAACATGCTAACTACCCTGGAAGCTTTACAGTTACGCAGACAGCTTGCAAAACGTCTGAATCAGCGTATGCGTAGATTAAAGGCAAAAGGGTTTGACTCCGAGGTTGGCGGAGCGTATGCAGATTACCAAGATTTGCTTGCAAGATTTTTCCCGGGTAGATCAACCATACCGGAAAACTTAGATAACGAAAAATACAAGGGATTACCGCGAGCTCAGGTGAAAGCCATCCAAAAGATATTGAAAGAAAAGAGCAGCACTGTTCAGGGCTGGAGAGAGATCATAGATCAACGCCAAAAAACCCTCAGCACTGAATATGGAATCAATTTCAAGTCAAAAGAGGAAATGAAGTTGTTTTTTAAGTCTGAGGTATGGAAGTGGATGCAACAATTTTATGACAGCAAGCAAACTATGCGAGTCATTAGCCATAAACTGGATGATTCTACTGTTTCTGAGATCATAAAAGATTTAGAGAAGTTCAGAGAGAGAACAGATCCGGACATGGCTGATACGATTGCAAAAGAACTGGGGTTCTCCGGTGAAGCAGAAGCATTGAAATATAGGCCATAGCAGGAGGGGATAAAGTAATGATAATCGCAGGATATCCAGTGATTTATTTTAAAAACTATGATTATATGCGATTATTTAATGGTAATTTTATCCGGAGATCCAACGCAGGTCATTATCTTGGTGTTTATGAAAAAATCATAACTGTTGATACGGAAACTTTTGTCTATCTTAACAAAAACATTGGCTTTGTGACGGATTGGACAGTCACGATAGAGGATGATTGCTGTATTTATGGCAACCATGTTTCTGATCTGATTGATACGATCGACAGGATTTGCACAACTTTACATGCTGACGATAGCCACCTTGTACGCTTTTATATTCATAACTTTCCATATGACTATGTTTTTCTTCGCAATCATTTTTTCCAAAAATGGGGGAATCCTGACAAGTCATTGGCTGCTAAAACTCACAAGTATATTTTTATGAAATGGACAGGGCAGGGGATTGAGTTCCGGGACAGCCTTATCTTGACACAGCGATCATTAGAGAAACTATGTAAAGACATGGGAACAACTGAGAAAGCTGTAGGAACATGGGACTATAAGAAGTTTCGAACGCCTGCAAGTCCACGTACAGAAAAAGAAATAGCCTACGTCTGTACAGATACGATCAGTCTTTGTAAAGCACTCCGTAAATACATAGACCAAAGAGGATTTAACGTGGCGAACTGTCCGCTGACCAATACGGGCTTTATCCGGACGAACGCCCGCAGGCGAGCAAGAAAAGACAAGAAATGGCGCAAGCAATTTGAGCAAATGTCATTAACACTCGAACAGTATGACCAGATGCTTGATTGCTATCATGGGGGTTATACACATGCAAATCGTTATTATGTCAATCAACTGATAAAAGAACCTGTCGAATGCTATGATTTTGTAAGTTCATACATTGCCTGGATGTGCTATTGCAAGTTTCCAATGACGAACTTTTGTTATACAAATAGTATAACATTAAAAGACATTATGGAACTGAAAGAAGATTATGCATTTTCTGGCTATATAAGGTTAAAGAATCTGAGACTGAAAAAAGAGTGTGCTATGCCCCCGCTGGCTTTTTCAAAGGCAAAAGTTTGTGTTTTTCCGGAAGCAAAAAGCAAAAAAGAACAGTTCCATGATAATCTTGACAATGGAAAGATCGTTAATGCTGATCTTGTCATATATCCATTTACGGATCCGGATTTAGAGGTCATCCTGTCAAGTTATGATTATGACTGGGCTGATGTGTCAAAGGTCATGAGAGCCACAAAAGACTACTTGCCGGAATGGTTTACTGACTATTTGATGGAATTGTTTTTTAAAAAATGTACCCTTAAAGGACAGGATGAAGCAAACTATATGATCTCAAAGGGTGAATTGAATGGAATGTACGGCATGACGGTTCAACGTATCATCCAGATCTTATGTACAGAACTTATGGAATCCGGAGAGTGGGAATCAAAAGAGCCGGAGGACAGGGAGAAAGAACTTGAAAAGTTCTATAAAAATAAAAATAGCTTCATGCCCTACCAGTGGGGGGTATGGATAACAGCTTATGCACAAGCTTATCTTTTCCGGCTGGGTTCCTGCTGCCGGAGGTGGTTATATTCTGACACAGATTCCGTAAAAGGCACAGACTGGGATCATGATAAACTGGATGAGTTTAATCGGTCAATCATTGAAATGTCACAAAAAAGAAACATTGGAGTAGTTGATTATAATGAAAAAACATTCCGGTTAGGAATTGCTGAGTTTGATGGAATATACAGTGAATTTATAACAATGGGTAGCAAGCGGTATTGCTACCGACTGAAAAAAGATGCATCCTTGCATCTGACGGTTGCAGGAGTACCAAAAGAGGGCATATATTGCTTGGATGATGATATCACAAACTTTCGAAAAGGATTTGTTTTCAAAAATGATTTGACATTCCGCAGGAACTACCGCAGATCGAACGATTGGCAGGATCCCAAATGGAAAATGAAGACGGAGTATATTTTCCATGATGGAATCAATGAAGTGACTGTTGACGGGTGCAAGATTGACTATGGATGTGCTATCCGATTGAGTGATACAGAGTATGAGTTAGATCACACGATTCCATATGACAAGGAAACAGGACTGCCGTTGCCGTTTGAAATGGAAGATACCGTATATAGTTAGAATAAATGTTATAAAACTGTAATAGTTTTGTAACATAAATAAGTTACAATATATAGACAGGAGGTGTAAAAAACTTTGAAAAAATTCTGGAAAGAAAATAAGGAAGATTTAAGTACCCTTTTCTGGACATGCGTCACTTTTGCTTGCATGTTTGCAAGCTGTCAAGTATGGATGCTGTTAGGTGATTAAGGAGGTGAGAAAAGTGATTGATATGTCGGAAATCTATGAAACATTGCGAACAAGCAGCCTGCGAAAAGTAACCTACGAGGATGATGAAATCAGTATCGTAGCTTACAAGGTTGGAAAAATCATTAGAATTGATGTAAAGGAGATTAAATAAAATGTTAAAATCAAATGTAAAAATCACTTGTAAGCCTTATAATGGGAACTCAAAAACGAAAGCTTTTATTGATCTGTCATTGGATGATACACTGGTAATTAAGGGGCTCACACTGGTTGAGGGGAAAAATGATCTTTTCCTGTCATTTCCAAGCACAAAAGGAAAAGACGGAAAATACTATAATTCAGTCTATTCACTTGATAAAGAATGGGGAAAGCTTTTGCAGGATGCTTGCATCAAAAAATACAATGAGTCCAATCAGACTTTACAGCCTACCTCCTCCGGTGGGGGATTTCAATAATGAACATCTACGATAGAAATGGCTGGCTGGACGTTCCGAGGATCGTCCACCTTGCTGATAAAAATAAAATTAGTTTCATATTCATCATTGGAGCGCGGCGAACCGGAAAAACATATGGAATCTTCCAGCATTTTATCAATGATGTTTTTTCAAAAAATGAGAAGATCATTTACATGCGCCGCACAAAGGAGCAGCTAAAAAAAGTCTTTCTCCCGGAGTTTGATCCGTGGCTGGATATTAACAAAGATATGAATAGGTTTTTTCACTTCGATAAACCAAGAGGTGAATACGGACGTATTAAGATCATGGAGCAAACAGAAAATGAAGAACTTTATAGAGGTGAGGCTTTTTGTCTTACTTCTATGCACAACAACCGTGGCTTTTCTGGATCTGATTTTTCAGAAGGTATTTATGATGAGTTTATCCCAGAAAAGATAGCAAAAGCAATCAGTGGGGAGGATGATGCGTTTTTGAATGCTGTTGAAACAATCTCAGCAAATAGGGAATTGCAAGGAAAGAAACCATTCCGCTGGTGGCTAGCATCCAATTCCAATACGCTGGATAATCCGATTGTACAAGCTTTTGGTTTGCTACCAATCCTGGAGCGAATGAAAAAGAATAAGCAGGAGTTTTCTTTATTAAAGGAAAGAGGTATTATTTTAGTTTTAATCAATGATCCTCCGATATCAGAAAAGAAAAAAGATACTGCTTTATATCGAGCTTTATCGGGCGATACTGATTTTGCAAAAATGGCTTTATCAAATGAATTTGCATATGATGACGTTTCCGCTATCCGATCAGAAGATATCCGACAATACAAGCTTATTTGTGTTATCGGAAAAGTTGCAATTTATGAGCATAAATCAAAAGCACACTTGTATGTGTCAGATCATGTTTCTGGATCTTGCAAGGATGTGTTTGAAGGCACCCAACATGGTAAAGATCAATTCCGGTGCTTTTATAGTTGGATTGACAGTTATCGTCTGACAAATAGAATAAGTTACCAGAATATCTCTGTAAAATTCTATATTGACAAACTATTTTAAAAATTATATATTAGAGGTAGGTCAACGTGGCTACATCGACCGCCGGAAGCGGATGCCGTGGGATGATTACCCAGAAGCGTTGACCTATTTTAATTTTTCACTTCCGGCAGAAAAGGAGAAAAGAAAAATGAATGTAAATGAAATTTTAGAACTCGGAAAGCTTGGATTTTCAAAAAATGAGATCATTGGGATTCTGAACGCTCAGAACATGACAGGGATTAATCAGATCACAAGCCAACAGGGTACAGAACAGATTCAGAATCTGGGGCAGCAGGTTGCAAATACTCCACTAAATCTGACAGCACAGACAGGACAGGAAACAACCAATGCAGCATTGCTGACAGCCATCAATACGTTGACTGCTACCCTGCAAGCTGGGAACCTGTCAGCATCCGGAAAAACTGGAACTACTCAGCGTACTTCCGACAATGTGGCAGAAGATCTAATGAAACTTATGAACTAAGGAGGTGTAAATAATGGCAAACAGTTTAGTAGTCCAGGATGCATATTTGATCATTAATGACCTGTACAAGATGGCTACCGGACGGGAGAATATCAAGGCAGTAGATACAAGTTCTTTTGTAGCTGTGGGTGAAACCATGCTGCGGACAGGTGTAGAACCAACACTGAAAGCACTCAGTCAGTGGTGTGGACGAACCTATTTTGAAATGGAAAAATACAGATCCGGAGTGTTTCGTTCTATCATCGAGAATAATGAGCGATGGGGAGCTATCACCCGTGAGATCATATCACTTCCATTGGATGCAGAAGCATCGCAGGATTGGAACACGGATTTGAATGAAAATCAGCTTGCTGATGGTCAGTCAGTTGATATGTACAAGATCAACGCCCCAAAAGTAGTAGAGTTGAAATTCTATGGTAGCAAGGTCTTACAGAGTCATATCACAAGGTTCCGTGACCAGCTGGCGCTGGCTTTCTCAAATGAAGCAGAGTTTCTTATGTTTGTAAGTTCCTATATGACAGCTTACTACAACGATATTGAATCAAGAAATGAAGCAAAGCGCAGATTGACGGTGCTCAACTTCATGGCAGGTGTTTCCTCTCTTGGAACAAATGAGGTAGATCTTGTAAAAGAGTACAACACAGCATACGGCACAGAGCTGACAAGAAAGCAGTTGTTAAGTCCGGAGCATCACAGAGACTTCATGGCTTTTGTAGTTGCAAGAATTAAAAAAGATTCGAAAAAGATGCAGGATCGAACCACAAAGTATCACATGAATCTGACGGGGAAGGATATCTTGAGATTCACCAGACCAGAGAATCAAAAACTTCTCATGTACACAGATTTCTGGATTGATTCCGAAACACAAGTATTCCCGACAGTCTTTAGTGATGAGCAACTTAAAATCGCTGACAAAGAGTTGGTAAACGGCTGGCAAGAATTCGACAGTCCGGCTATCAACATTACGCCGAACATCATTGATGCTGACGGTGTTTCAAAGACAGCTACAACAGCAGTAAGCCTGCCATATGTACTTGGTCTGCTTTATGATCGTCGTGCAATGGGTGTAAATAATCAGTGGATGTATTCAGCAGCTACACCGTTCAATGCAGCAGGTGGCTATTACAATATCTTCGATCACTACCGCTTCAATGCTTGGAACAACTTCACACACAATGCAATCCTTTATGTACTGGGGGAGGGAGTATAAATGATTTATTTCGACGTAACAATTGCTGAGCCTACTGTACTCCCATTGGATGATACAGTAGGCATAAAAAGGATTGTGATTTTAAATAATGGGGATCCCAACTCTTCTACTGGGTTACTGCTAAATGATAATAGTCCTGTTTTATTGGCAAAAACAGAACTTGTCGATTTTACTTTTTCAGAAAGTCCGTACGGATATCCCGCCCCATCATGTTTCTTTATTTCTGTGTTTGGAAACAGTACAGGTACAGTAATGATAGAAACAAGCCCATTTGTAAATGTAAACTATTTTGAAAAAAAGGAGGTTACATGATGGAAGATACTTTTTTAACTATTTTGGGAAACTATGCTTTTCCAATCGTTTGTTGTTGTGTGATGGCGTACTTTGTGAAATATATGTATGATCAGACAAACGCAAGAGTTGACAAGCTCAATGAAGAGCATAAGGACGAAGTTGATACTTTATCGGAAGTTATCAAAAATAACACAGTTGCGATTGAAAAAATGAACTCACTGATTGAACACTTAGGAAAGTAGGTATAACATGACAGCTAACGAACTTGTAACATATGCTCATAATTTAATTGGCGTTCCTTATGTGTGGGGTGGGTCAACACCTGCACAAGGTCTTGACTGTTCCGGATTGCTTTATTGGATCCAGAAAAAATCAGGGTCAAATGTTGGAAGACTGACGGCATCCAGCTATTCCAAGCTTGGAACAAGGATTCCAAATGGACAGCAGAAAGTAGGTGACTTCTTATTTTTTGGGAATCCAGTTACCCATTGTGCTATTTATATTGGCAATGGGTATATGATTGAAAGCCGGGGTAGCAGAAAAAATAATTCACATAATCCCGGAACCGGAGTGGTAAAAAGCCTTGTAAGTCGTAGGTCTGACTTATCCTGCATCCGCAGGGTATGGGATGAAGATTATAAAGAGCCATTGACCTACTTGATTGGAAAAATTTATACAACCAGAGTTGACCATTTGCATGTTCGCTATTCAGTCTGGGGTCAGATCAAAGAATATGCGCAGCTGACAAGGGATGCTATGAAACACGCTTATTCTGACGGGTGCTTGAAAAAAGGAACGTCAGTCACGGTAAAAGAAATCAAAAAGGATGTTTCAGGAGCAACGTGGGTACGGATTCCATCTGGCTGGGTATGTGCAATCACGGCAAAAGGTGAGGTATATGTAAAATGACAGAGATTATTTTATATCATTTTTCCAAACGAAAAAACAGCACAAAAAGACCAACAGAACAGGGAACTACGGTTCCCTGTCTTTTAAAATCAAATACAACTTTTCAAAATCCGGTGTTCAAATTAAAATTATCATTAGATAATGCATTGCAATACAACTATCTGAAATGGGCTGACCATTACTATTTTATTAATTCAACGGTATCCTTAAATAATGACATGGTTGAGATATCAGCAAGTGAGGATGTATTAGCGACTTACCGGACAGAGATTGGCAACTATACCTGCTTCATTGAGAGGTCTGCTAAGCAGACTACGCTTGCAAACGACAGTATGTACATTCCTACAAATGACTGGGTAAGTCAGTCCACGATCGTAGGTCAGCCGATAAACACATTTGTGGATGGATACGCTAGGAACTATTTGCTTAGAACTATTTCAGTCGAGGGTATAAGCACCTACTATGTGACAGGTCAACAATTAGATAATCTTATGCAATTTATGTATACGTATGGATCCATCCAGGATGTGATGGAGTCAGCGATCACAAGATTACTTTTTAACCCGTTTCAGTATATCGTAGATTTAAAATGGCTGCCTTTCCGGTTAAGTTCATTTTTTAATATTACTGATAATATCAAGCTTGGCTACTGGGATAGTGATGTATCTGCTGCCTTAATTAATGATGCAACTTGTACTTTTTCTTATGATTTAAGCTTAGGCAATCCACTATATGCTGATACAGATTTTCGGTATTATAATGCCATTTTTTCAAAGTATGTGGTTAAGTTACCGTTTGTTGGTATGATTCCTATCAATCCAACAAAGACTCATAAGGGTCAGTTAAAAGCCACTTATAACTTTGATGCTGTTTCTGGAATGGCTGACGTTTGGGTGACCTCCGGATCTGATGAATATGCACATTTTCAATGTCAGCTTGCCGTTCCGGTACAGATTGGGTATGCTACTACAAACATTGGACAGCTTACAACAAGCTTGATAGATACAGCTACAAGTGCTGCAACAATGAATCCAATTAAGGCAACTGTAAGCATTGTAGATGCATTTCAAAGTGTGACTTCTCCGGAGCCTAACATGCTAGGAACTGTTGGAAATATCAGTTCAATACTTAATAATATGGATGCAAACAGTATCTGCTACGCCTGCACAAGCATAGATCCAGATGGAGCAAGTGAGGGTTATGTGGATGGTACTGTACGGACTATATCTGGCTTGAGTGGTTTTGTAAAGTGCCGGAATGCATCTATTCAGATTGCAGGTTTTGAGGGGGATCAAGAGCAGGTAAACAGCTACCTAAATAACGGGTTTTATTTTGAATAGAAAGAGGTGATAAACATGTGGACACCGGTTAATTTTGATAAAATCAACATATGCACAAATTACTTCCAGCCATCCGGAATAAAAGTTAACAGCTTATATACAGACACATTTGACAGGATGCTTTATGAGCGTGTATGTTCTATTCTTGACATCACATACAAGGGAAACATTGATATTGATTATTTCAAATATTGCTTACTCTTTGGCGGGTATATTTGCATCACAAAGACAGATCTTTATGGGTTGATTGCTCAATACCCTACGCTGACGGGTTACAATATTTATTTTAAGCCAACGACAGCAAGCATACACACGTATGCAAGCAATGCTACGATTGACATGGAAGATATGGAGATAGGGAAAGACTGTTCTGTCATCTATCTCAGACCAACTTTCTGCGGAATCGGAGATATTATTGGATTTTACAGTTATAAATTAGCATTGGTAGCAAGTGCTTTTGATATGAACGTATTTAATTCAAAGCTTGCATTTCTGATAGCTGCGAAAAATAAGGCAGCAGCCAATACATTGAAAAAAATCTATGACAGCATACAAGCTGGTAACCCAGTTGAGTCTTTTGATGTATCAATAAAAACAGAAGATAGACAGGGAAGCAAGCAGGATGCATGGGAGACATTCAACAAAGATTTGAAGCAAAACTTCATAGCTCCGGAGCTGATTGAGGTATTCGAGAAACTTCTGGATCAGTTCGATACAGAAGTTGGTATCCCGTCTGTTGGATCTGATAAAAAAGAACGTCTGAATGTGCTTGAGACAAGCAAAAATGATGCAGAATCCGTGACACGGTTAACTACCTGGCTTGAAACCATGAAAGCAGGAGTTGACATGACAAATAGGCTTTATCCGGAAATGAACTTGTCAATCAAGATCAGAAGCTATGAAACTGCGGAGGTGAAATCATATGGGGCTTTATAAGGTAACGATAGCAGGGCTTTATGAATGGAACGATACCCTCTTTGACAAGATGGAGTTCCCAGAATCAGCCGACAGGCAGAATTTTATCGACAGTTTGCTTCTGTCATATGGGGATTGTGAGCCACTTTATCCAGACTGGGATTTTATGCATGAGAACGCCATCCCTGCATGGAGCAGGAAATGGAAAAGAAGTATAGACAAAGTCTATAAAGTATTAGATTTAACTGAGTATGAACCACTTGAAAACTATGACCGTCATGAAGAATGGACAGATAGCCCCGATCTGACACGAACAAGTCAGAGTTCCGGACAGGATGTAAACAGGGCAGAAGCAGGACAAGGAACCACTACAACCAACTCTGGGGCAGATACAGCTACAAATGATGTCAGTGCTTTTAATGATGTAAACTATAGCCCGAACGAAAAAACAACTACAGAGTATGGTGGTAGCACAACGGTGCAAAGTTCCGGAGAAAACAAAAATACGTTTGAATACGGAAAAGGTGAAACAAGCAGAGAGACAGGACAAAATAAGCACTCCGGGCGTATTCATGGGAACATTGGCGTAACTACTTCACAGCAGATGATTCAGTCAGAGCTTGATATACGGAAGCAAAGCTTTATTGACTACTGTACTGGGCTGTTTGCACAAGATTTGCTTTTATTAACTTATTAAGGAGGAATAAATTATGTTTTTCAAATATCCACATAGCGGATCACAAGACATGAACTTAGACTGGCTGCTTAAAGTTAGCAAACAGGCTGACAAGGATCATGAGGAATGGACACATATAAAAGACACAGCTCAGACCATGATTGATGATGCAATTCAGAAAAGTCTGGATGATGGAGAGATCGGAAAAGTAGTAAATGATGCCACTACAAAAGTAATCAACGAACAGATTGACCCATTAAAAGAACAGGTTGGAACAAATACGGCTGATATCACAAAGTTACAGAAAAGAGATGGGCTTTTTGACCACTCCGGGAAAACCATCATTATTGGAGACAGCTATACGGTTGGTTATAGCCCAGATGGCAATGTAACGCCTTGGACTACTAACTTTATCAAGTACACAGATCTTGAGGATGTCATAATTTCCGCAAATGGTGGGGCATCTTTTTCAACAAGCAATAATTCATTCCTCATGCTTTTAAATGCTGTCCCTGCTTCTAATGATGTTAAACAAATCCTTGTAGTTGGAGGGTTTAATGAGTTCGGAACCTATTCAGAAATTGAAAACGCAATCAATGCTTTTATGAGTGTCGCAAAGGTAAGATTTCCAAATGCAAAAGTTTTTTCCGCTATGGTAGCATGGTCAGTAGATCGGACGGATGACCCAATGGTGCAAAACAGGTTAAAAATTGCAAAATCAGTCTATAACACTCAACGGAAGAATTGGCGTTATCTGACAGGCTCAGATTATATCCTACATGCTGATGGCTTCCTTGGTTCTGATGGGTTCCATCCAAACAGTACCGGACAAGAACGTCTTGCTACCTATCTTGCTACAGCTGTAGCAACAGGAGCATGTACTCCATCATTTTATGAAGTTATTGCAAATTTTGAAGCAGGTGACTTTGCACCTACTCTGGGATCAAGCTGGACTTTTGTGAGCTCATATAATGAAAATACAAGCACTTTAATCTGGGGTAACTACGTTTGCTTACCAAACAGCGGAACACTTGTCTGCGATGGCACTGAGTACCGTTTAGGGCGTATCTATTCGACTTCATTTATTGGTGATCATAACGGATATACATGCTACCCAACCACTGTGATCGTTAAGGCTGGCAGTGACTTCTATCATATCCCTGCACAACTTAACTTTAGAGGTCGACATATCTATTTGAGCCTGTATGATATTTCTGATGATAAGCACAACTACCGGACTTTGACAAATATTACACAAGTACAGATTCATAGAGGTTCTATTACAATGTAAAATAGAGGTTCTATTACAATGTAAAATAGAGGTAGCCCAGCATCCGCTGGGCTATTTTTTTATTTTGCATCTATCAAAAGCTTTCTGAGTAGCTTAATTACTACCCAGTTTGTAGCAGCTTTGTAGATTTCAAGTCCTTTAAATGGGTGATAGTGAGCTACAGACCAATCTTTGAATCCTGTTAAAGCTATTTCAACATAATCTAAATAGCAAAGATAGTATACTGACAGATATTTCCCATCTTCGGATAATTTACAGATATAGCCTTGATTTTCAAGATCTTTAGCAAGCTGTCTGCGGAGTTGTAAAGCTTCGGCGGTAGTAAGCATGTTCGGGTTGACGTTCAACCCTTTTGAAGTGGTCGGGATTTTAGGATTCTTTGGCATGTAATAAAACCCCTCTCATATAATTATAGATCATCTTATATTCCCCAAATTTTACATAAGTAACTAACTCCGGTTTTTTTATGATTAAGTAAAGATTTTCACACATAATTCTTGCATCATTGATAGTATCATATACAAAAAATGATCTACTATATTTATCTTCTCTTATGCTTATTTGAGACTGCGCACGAGTATATATAGTCTTTCGTGATACTCTCCTTATAGTGATTTCTATTTCTGGATATTTTAACTCTATCATATCAGATCTATCAATATATAAGTTGGATCTCAAAAGAGTTACTACTGGGGCTTTTATACCGGTATTAGTATATTTGATTTTTTTGTATTTTGATTTCACTATTTGTACTCCTTTGCTATTAATAAATTATATTCACTTGGTGAAGTAAGCG